GTTGAGAACGAGCGATAGCTATCGCCCATGGCGGTTTTTTCAATAGCGTCGTGACTTTCTTCGATCGAGAACGAACGGATTTCGGCGATTGTATTGGCGCCGACCTTTACCGTGCCTTCACTTCCTGTGTGGACTGCCATGATTTAGATCTCCTCTATGGCTTCGGCCTTGATGGCCTTTGGTTTATAACTACGCGCTGGCGGCGTCTTCGCTTCCGCTGCTTTGTAGCCCTTGCGCTCAAAATGCTCGACACGGTCGTCGTTCACTTCGATTTCTGTACCGCCGTCGGCGGAAATCATTTTTACTCGTTTCATGCTGCGTTCTCCAGATCTGTTTCCGCCACGATGTAATCGACCTCGATGTCGATCCGCACGACGCCGACCGGCTGCTCGCCATCGCCGCTGAACTCCGCTTCGATTCCAATAACGCGAGTGTCCCGCGCCAGGCTGTTCTGCGTCAGGTCGCCAGCCAACGCCTCCTCAACTTCCAGAGAAATCGCGTCGAGCGTATCGTCCAGGGCTGATGTGGCTGCCACATACCCCTCGACCTCAAGCAACAAGGTGCGCGACTGGGTGCGTGGTGGCGTCGTCGTGAGCGTTTCAACGCTTTCGGATTTTGTATAGACGCAGATGCCTGGAAGATTAGCCGCCGCCATTGGATAGACGCGGCTGGCATAAACTCGCCCCGCCGTCGTAGTCAGGCCAGTGAGGTTGGCGACGACGCGATCGCGTATCTGTTTGCGTAGATGCGCCATCAGTTTTTCTCCAACACTAGCATTGTGACGCCGGTGCCTTCTTGCTGGATGACGCGCACGGTATAGGCGACCGCGCTGATTGTGATGGCGTCGCCGCCCGCTGCCGCGCCTGGTAGATCATCCGCCGCGCATGTAAAACGGGGTTGTGCGCTAACCACGCCGAGGCCGGTCATAGGGTCAACCTCGAAAAATTCGTTCTCAAATATGCCGTTGATGGTGCTGGCAGCACCGCCCGCCGGCGTATAGCTGGACGCCACGCCGAAATCATCAGTGTCGAAAAACACCGCCAGCTCGGTTGCGCCCTCAATCGCCATGCTATTTCCGCCGCCCGCGTTTAACTAGCGCCGGCGCGGCGCTGGTCGTCAGCCCTACGCTGCGATCGTCGGCCACAGTCGCTTTTGTATTTGGTTGCGCTTTGCCCATATTGATCAGCGCCAAGGCATCAGCATCGCTAACGTCGGCAGTGTCGCCGGCGGCGTAATGCCGCCCGCCGATAGCAACGTCGCGGTTTAGTTTAATTTTCATGGGAACCCTCAAAAAGTTGGGGAGAGGCTACTAAACCTCCCCCCATAATGGCAATCACTTTTAGGTCGTGTAATCCAACACAGCCGCGAATGATTGAGCGTGGCGAACGGCCACATCGACATCCTGCAACACAATCACACGCGTGTTGCCGGCAGAACCGCCGGTGTAGGGATCGACCAGGACATCGGGAGAAGACCAGAAGCCCATCATCAACTGAGAGAAATCGCCGAAGATCATGGCCGAGCATGTGCCCGACGTTGAACCCTTGGTCAAGTCAGAAGGAGCGTGGCTGGTGATGCCCAGGCCGTACCCATAAAGACTATCCCACGGGGACTCCATGATCATCACCGAGTCGCCAGAACCCTTAGCGGTCGAGGACAATTTCGCTTTGACCTTCGGATTGGTCACAAACGCCATATTCTGACTTAGGGCGGCGTTATCAATTTCGACCTCTTTGACGAGATTGACAACAGATGCCCAAGTCGGGGCGCCGCCGTTCGTGCCGATTGCGACAGAACCAATGCCAGATGTGGCAGTGATGCCGGTTGGCTCGTTTGCACCGCCGCCTTCGATGGTGACGTCTTCCAGTTTCGCCGCGACCGCGTTCAAGAGGTCATCGCGGACAACCGCCTCGGCGGATGGGTCAGACTGAGCCATCAACTTCCGCGAGATATCCGTAAAGGCCCCAAGCGTTTTTGGCGCCAGCGTGACAGACGCAAAGGTCTGATTGACCTCCGCAACCGCCGAGTCTTCACCTACGAACGCCGCAGCAACGCCAGCCGAGATTTTCGGGATGGCGATGTCACCGCGCAGACCGGACATAATCCGCATGCCCAGCCCAGCAGTAACCAAACGACCGCGCAGGGCAGCGATGAACTCGTTGCCCATGTGATCGGTGCCCTTGAGAAATCCGCCGTCGGCGTCGGTGCCGGCGGTCAGATTACGTTGGCCCCAGGCGGAACCGGGAGCGAAAAAGCCCTTCGGCGAACGCCCCGACTGCTTTGCGATCTCGTCGCTGATTTCCCGCTCGTAACCGGCGGAGCGCCAGTCGCCAGTGGCAGATGCGTGAATTGCGCGGAGGAAAGAAAACTCGCGCTTTTCCGATGCCTGAATATCAGGCTCCGCAACTTCCAGCGGTTGGGCATTCCCGATTACATCCAACAATTCGCCTCGGAATTGCTCGACGGTGCGGCCTTTGCCGATGGCGCCTTCCGCCAGGTCGCGGCGGTTGTGCTTGGCACCAAGAGCCAGGATTTCCCCGGTAGACTTGGCGTATTCGGCCCGGGCTTCGGCGGCTGCCTCTGCGCGGGCCTCGTCGACATTGACGCCGACTTCGATTTTCGTTTCCATTTTAATCTCCTGTGGAACGGTTGCGATTGCGGGAGCCGATCGCCCAACGCCGACCGTGTGGTCGGCTGGAATTGAAACGATCGATGCTTCCATTGGCGTCCATCGCGTCGCGGTGAAGACCGTCCCGTCCTCGCCTTCAGATTTGGACATTTCGTCAATGCGGTAGCCAACGCTGACATTTGCGCGGATGCCTTCAACGACATCGTTGAAGACCTCATCAGCTAATGCACTCCTTCCGAAGCGCACTTTGGCGCGGGTCTTCCGCGCCTCACTGTCAATAAGAACTTCCTCGATAACTCCGATTTGCTGCCTCATGTCGTGATCGAGCAGCAGTGGCGCACGGCCAGACCCCAGAAATTCCAGGTCGATGGCCGCGTCGCTGTGTTCTAAGATCTCGGTGCCAAAATCTCTAGCAACCGGCGCCTCTGACGACATAGAAATGATGACGCTGCGCGCGTCCACGTCCACAGCCTCGCGGTCGAGCGTGTAAGCGCGGCGGCGCAAGCCATCCAAATGTCTGCGATCCTCCAGGCCATCAGCGTGAACATCGCCGTCAATGGCCAAAACAAACTCAGCATCGCGCGTCGTATTTTCTTCATCGGCTTTGACCTCTGGCTCGACATCCGCGCAAGCGGTATCGGCCTCGCGGGCGTCCGCAGGCTGGTTGTCCATAATAATTTCCTTTATTCGACGATTGGTTCGGCTGGGCGTTTCGCGCCGAACGGTTGGAATGCAAGCGATATGCCGAAGCGGTCGGCTAGTTCTCGCTCGCGTTCGTGAGCTTCGAAAACTTCCTCGATGTCGCGCCCGTAATGGCTGGCAACATCCTGCAAAGATAAAACGCCATTCTCGACGCCTTTGATTTGCGCGTTCATTTCTTTCAATGGGTCAACCCACTGGAAACCGCGCGGGCGATAAATGATATTTTCCGCAAACTTGTCATATTTTGACATCGGAAGCGGCAGGCTGTCGGCGGTCATCGACTGCCGCAGCCATGCTTGAAAAATCGGTTCGACGAAATGGTCGATCATAAATTGTTGCAGCGTTTTGTAAAAATCGCGTTCCTCCAGCGATCCCTGCCGGATACTGGAGTAATTGACGCTCTCCAAATCCGAGGCCAGTGACGCGTAACTGACCCCCAGGCCGGATGCTATGCCGCGCAAAATGGCCTTGTTGAAGTCGGCGAACGCGGTCGTCGGATGCGTGGGGTCGAATAGCTTGATGTCCATGCCGGCGGGCAACTGCTCGAAACTGCCGGGCTCTGCTGACATGACCGGTGCATGGCCCTCTTGATCGTCGCCGGTGTAGCCCTCGCCATCTGGGCTGGTGATAAAGCCCATTTTCGACGCCGCAACGCGGGCAGCGACTAGTTCGGCCTCTCTATATCCATGCAAGATTTTAAGGCTCGACATCGCCGCCACCAGCATCGGCGCACCGCGCGTTTGATGGGCGCGCTCTGTCAAAAACAGATGCAGCATCTGATCCGCTGGCACGCGCGTATACTTGCGCGAATAGCCGCTGGCCAATTCTTGATCGCCAGGATGCTCGCGCAGTAAATGGTAGGCCACCGAGGCCCCGAAGGCATCGACTTCGACGCCCATTCTAATTCTGTTCCCGTTTTCTGCCGTCGTGTTTAGTTCCTCATCGAGAAGGTCGGATTCTATGAATTCAATGGCGAAGGTGTCGCGGTTTGAGAAACCCGCCACAAACCGCACCAGCACCTCACCGTCACGCGCCAGCGCCTCAATGAAAAGCCTTTGCGCGTCGGTGAACGATAACCGCCCGTCAGCCGTGCAGTTTCCGCGCCGTGCCCACGTTGACCATGCGGCCTCTACGATTTTATTGCCGGGAGCATCCAGACCGCCATCCGCGTTTCGCGCCTTCGCCTGCAAATTGACGCCGGTGGGGCCGACCACGTTAGTCTTCAACAGTCCCAAATAGCGGCGCACATATTCGTCGTTTCGCGCCAGTTCGCGGCAGCGATTTCGTATTATGCGCAGCGCCGGCCTTAACTCGCTATCAGACGACCGCGTCGAGGACAAGAAATCAGCGAACAGGCGCCCGGTATTCGCCCCGGCATAGCTTCGACGCCGAGGCGCCGCCGCCGCTTTGCGTTTGAACATATCAAAAAATGCCATCAGAACCTCGCCAGCACGGTCGAGCCTGTGCCCTGCCCATTATCGCGCCGCTCCGCGCGCACCTCGCGCAGATATTCAGCGCGGTATCGATCCCGCCAGGTCATCAAATCATCGATCGGCAATTTCGTCAGCGACCGCCCATTGATCGAATAACTGGCGACGTCGCCGTCCGCGCGGCCCGATAAGACGCT